ATAATAATAAAAAAGCCCCTTTCGGGGCTTAGTTTTACGCGGCGTCTACAAACTTCTTCAGTTCCTCGGCCTTTGCAATGATATCCGTGGTACTCGGAAATTCAGGCAGGTGTGGGTAAGGAAGGGTTGCACGATTGGCATCATTTAGCTTGGAGTGATACTCGTTGGCCAAGTGATTACGTTGTTCATGAATTGGCGTTGAAAGAATTTCTTTGGCCAGGTTTAGAAGTTCTAGACGAATCTCGTAAGGTGTTTTGCTCATATTTTTCTCCTTGTGTGTATGTGTGTTTAACACGAGCTGTGACTGTTGTCACGTAAATATTTATCATGCAAGATTCCTAGTCAAAAAAAAACTCCATGAGTTTAAGCATGGAGTTCTCTGTAACGAGCCATTGCCCGGGCTCTGGCTACTGCTAGTCTGACAACAACATAGTCCGATAATGGTTCATCATCTGTTTCATGATCTTGACGATCTTGGACTATGTTGGGACGACGATAACCAACTTGTACATCTTGTGTATAATCGTCATTGTCGTCATCATTGTCATCTTGGACTTTACTTAGTAGCAGGTGCTGTCGGTGCGGCAGCGGTAGGTGTTGCACCAGGCTTGGCCTTGGCATCGACCTTGTGGCTTTTGTTGTGCTTCTTTTCCTCTTTCTTTGCTTCAGTCTTGGCAGGAGTGGCTGTGGCAGTGGTGACTGCAGGTGCTGTGGCAGGAGCAGCAGGTTTGGCAGCGTCAGCGGCAAAAGCAGTGACAGCGAACAGAGCGATAATGGTTGCGATAAATGATTTCATTTCAGTTTCCTTTGAGTTTGGTTAATGTAGCGAAATTATTTCCCCTACATATATATAACGCGGTAGCCCAAAAAAGCGTTGACACGCACCCATTATCTTTTGGTTTTCTTCAACCGTTCTGTGGTGGTCTTTGGGCAGAACATGGCATTGGATCGAAATGTCTTGTAAACGGTTATCTTGTCCCCGCCCCTGCACAGGTATTCACACACCTGCATGCCCGATTGGGTCGTGGTTGACCCAGTAAGGTCACATTGTGTTTCTACCACTTGGTATGGGCGTTCTGGGCGTGTTGACTGTGCTTCCAAATTAACGTTGATGCTAATATTTTTTGGCAACATTGGTGCTACGACGGTAGACACCGTAGCCAAACCTAACAACACTTTGTTAATGGTTTTCATTTATACTCAGGTAGACTTTATTGTTTTATTGGTGTCTACCGAGTATTTAGGCTAGCCTAGTTCAAAATTAACTGGTGCTTGATTTTTTCTTTTTGGCTTTCGCAGGACCAGTGGCTTTGGCTTCTTCCAGTGCCTTCTCTGATGCTGGACTGGATCTGTGATGTTGAACATGTGGTTTCAACGGAGGAGGATTTTTTGGCGGTGTGTGTTTGAACCAACTCATTATTATTATATTCCTTTAGGTCAAAAAAATGCCCCAACCAGTGGGGCATGTGTTATACTTCACTTGCCGACTGCCCGGCGCCTAGCACACAGGCCAGGTTGGCATCATATTGCACCAAAGTCCAGGTTCGTTTTTCTTGATTGGACAACAGCACAATGTATGTGGTATAGGAGGGTGACGAGTTGTCTTGTCCTACCCATTTGGGTGTTTCGCCGTATGACTCTTTAAAATAATTCAATACCCACTCAGCTTTGCCACATTTCAATGGTTTGTTTAATTCCAACATTTCTTGGGCGTGTACTATAGAGCCTGCTAGGCAGAATAGGAACGCCATTGCTGTCTTACGCATAATGGCTCCTTAAAATAGTATTTATTGGTTTGCAGATTCTCTGCAACGTTCCAGGATAATCTCGTAAAAACTATCCAGTTCGCCACCAAACTTGCCCATCAAGTCTGGCGCCGCAGACTCACAGTAGGTGTAGTTTTTGTCTTTGAGTTGTTGAATGAATTCGTTGTGCTGCCGTTTGTCATCATCTAATGTGGGCAGTTCTGCCAGATTCATTTTGTCAGCAGGTACCACACAAAAAGTTTCTAAGATTTGACCTTCAGGCAAGGTAAATGTTTCCAGTTCGAGCACAGTATAACGATCACTCAGTTGTTCGGCCACTTGCCGTGTAAAAATTACCTGCATTAGTTATTCCATTCTCGTTTCTTAATGCCCACGTTTCGATAGATTTCTTGTACAGCGGCAGCTTGATAGTAGCAGTCCATCAAGGCATTGTGTGCGGCCTGTCGATTCTTGTCTCTGGGATCTCCGTGTACCTGAAACAGTGTACGACTGTCTCTAATTTGCCAGAACTGCCAAGGTGTGGGTTTAACCAGTTGGCGATACAGGTTTTCTAATATGGCAATATCAAACACTGGACCTTGTGCCCAGATGTTTTCTACGCCCACCAGGAACCGATTCAATCCCCGTGTCATGTCATCAAGACTCACACGGTTGTGTTCGCCCAAGGCTTCTTCTCGAACTTCAGGATCTTGGTTACCCCACCATTGTATGGTTTCTTCTTGTATGTGTCGATCCAAGGCCAACTGTTCATCCACGTCGATACGATAATATAATCCACGGTCAACATCCACAGTGTCACCAAATGGGTCAAATTTAACAGCACCGATGGTGAGTATCACAGTTTCGGGTCTGGTACTAAGGGTTTCTAAATCAAGCATTACGTCCATACAGTATTATACACTAAGGAGCAAGTTGTGTCAATGCTTTATGGCTTTCTGCGGCAGCCACTCGTTTGCGTAGGCTGCTACTGGAGAACGAATGGTTCCGTGTATTGAACACAATTTCAATACCACGCAGGTCGCCTTCATCCCTGCCAGTGAAATCTTTGTCGGCATATTCGATGCCCAGGACACGAACGTCCAGGGGTAGTATCAACAATAGGTCCACAAGGTCTTGTTCAGTTTGGTAAACCACAACTTCGTCCACATAACGGCAAGCTGCCAATTGGATTTGCCGTTCAACAATGCTTTGAACCGGTTTGTTCTTTGTTTCAGGACGATCAATGGTGGGATCTGTTTGCAAGCCACATATCAAATAATCGCAATGGTTCCGGGCTTCGGACAACATGGCAATGTGTCCGGCATGTAGCATGTCAAATGTGCTGAAGGTGATGCCAATCTTTTTACCTTCTTCTTTTAATTTTCTAATGTGGTTGAATATCATGAAGCAACTTCGAGTTTTACATTGAGAGGAAACCCATTGTTACGTGCCAACAAGGTTACTTCAATGCCTTTTTGTTCGGCCATTTCGTATGGCAGTGTGGCCACCACAGCAGATCCTTCATCGTGAATCTTGACAGTGAGTGCAGTGGCAGTGTCTTCGTCGTATTGAAAAACTACCTTTAGACTTTCTATAACAAATTCCATTGTGGTTTCGTTATCGTTGATGTAGATAACGTTGAACATGGGAGGTTCTGCAAGATTTTCTTTGGGTGCAATTTTTGGACGTACAGCGGTTTCTGTGGTCATATCAATTCTATACTATGCAATAAGCAGGGGACGATTCCCCTGCTTGGTACTATTGTATTACTTTGCGAAAGTAATAGCAATCTTTTTGGGCTTTTCTTCCTCAGGAAGAACCTGTTCCAAGGCAATTGCCAATATACCATTTTCTACAGTTGCACCACGAACTTCAATGTGTTCGGCCAGTGGGAAGGTGCGAACAAAGTTGCGAGCACTGATACCTTTGTGTAGGTACTCAATGTCTTTGTCGGTCTTTGTTTGTTCACCACGAACTGTTAGAACATTTTCTTTGAGTTCAACATCAATTTCCGTTTGAGCAAAACCTGCGACTGCAACTTCAATCACATAATGTGTGTCGTCAAGTTTGACTACATTGTGTGGCGGATAGTTTCCGTCGGCTTTGCTGTTGGCGAAAGTGCGATTCAGCTGATCAAACAAGCTGTCAAAGCCAATGGCATGACGGTGTAAGGCAGGTAAATCGATGGTGTGAAGTGTAAAGTTTGTCATATTATTTCTCCTATTAAGCAAGTTATGACTTTAATGTGTAGCCCACCTATTGGCACTACACAGTTATTTATTATACACGAATCTAAATAAAAGTAAATGATTATGGAATATCAATCAGCACAAAATCCCTGTATCTGCTGTCCCAGGTCAGTGCAAAAAACGTATACTCATCAGGCGAGTTGAAGCACACTCGATGAGTATATTTGACTGTTTTTTCGGTATATGGGATTTGATATCGCTGGCTCCAGGCACGTAGTTCTCGTTTGATGTGTGCCAAATTGTGTCCCGCTGCCTGTCCACCGGCTCCAGATGGCAGGTGGAACTCAATGTACATTAGAACAGGCGTTTAGGCAACTGGTCAGATTCCAGCTTTTTCTTCCAACGGCGACGGGCAGCTGATTTGGCCTGTTTGCGCTGAGTGGTGGGTTTGGTATAGAATTCACGATCACGTAGATCTTGTAGCAGTCCCGAATCAGCTACTTTTTTCTTAAATTTGCGTAGGGCCTTGTCCACTTGGTCGTTGACCACCATGACCTTGTTGCCCTGTGCTATCTTGTTGTATTTGAAATCATCTCTCATGCATTATTTACCTATTCTCTACGTAGTTAATAAAATAGTCCAAGGGAGTGTCAACATGATGTGCAGAACCCACAACTTCGCTGGGTCCGTAGTACCATGTTTTGTTTGAGCTGAACAGCCGTTTCTGATCCGCGGCAGGAATATCTACCAAGTAATTGATGACCACAGCATCAGCACGGGTCAGCACCTGGTCAAACCAAGCAGGATTGTTCATGGCATGATTGTAAAAATAGATATTGAAGTATGCCACAGCAGTTTTACAAAACATGCCCAAGGCTTGTATATCGCCTTCGGTAGCATTGACCATTACCACTGTGTGTTTGACCTCGTCAACAAAATCAGGTGGTGTTATAAAATTTGAATATTCTTTACTGGATTCCATTTTTTCCTTGTAGGTATTGCGCTATTTGTTCGTGCTCAACATCGCTTAGATCATCACGATCGTATTCACCACTGCGTAGTTTTTCAACCAAGAACTCCAGGTAAGACTCGTTGTAAGCATAAGAGTCAGTGTTGGTCTTGTCCAGTTCAAACCAACGGTCGCCATTGAATTTGAACAGTTTGGTTGGTAGGTAATCAGTTCTCAGAAACAAGTCGCCTTTGTTGGCGCCAGATGGGAATTCAATTCCAAAGCTACTGTTGGGCTTTTCTTTGAGAGCAACTGTGTTGTCTGCGGTCACAGAAAGGTCTGGCATTGGTGGTGCCACAGGATGCAACACTTCCATCAACTGTGCAGAAAGGTTGTTGGCACGTTGTAGTTCCACATTGCGTGATGCTTCTACTTCGGCCATGTCTGCTCGCAGTTGCTCAATCTGTTGTGTTAATTCAAAATTTCTAGTTAGGCTGGCACGACTGTTTTGTTCCAGCTGATTGTAATCGTTTTGCAACAGCTCAATTTGTTCTTGTTTGGCATCTAGTTCATGGCTGAGTTCTTCAATTAATGCAGGTGCTTGGTCTAAGAACATTTGTTGTTCTTCGGTCAATGCAGGTTCAGGTTCGGCCACGGCCTCGATCACCGGTTCTTCAATCTGTGCTACCATGGGCTTTAGATCTACAAAATGACTGCCGGGGTTGTTTAAGTATGGATAGTCTGCAAGATCAAATTCTTTCTCAGCTTCGTCTGCCAGTATGGGATGTGAT